GTAGCCATCCTCTCCAGGTGAAAAACCTTCGCCTTGCTTGTCAACTTCATGGCGGGCAAACCAAGCCGACATTTCAATCACAACAGAAGCAGCTAATTCATTGCCGCTCAGGATCTGAGTTGCACGCCGTGCCGCCACTTCTGTGCCGCCGGATTCACCCTCAGACTTCCATTCGCGATAACGCTCAGCCTCGGCTTTCATGCCCTTAGTAGGCATTAAGTCGATCTCTGTGCCGTTAATAGTTGCCACTTTCTTCCTCGCCTACGTTCTCCGCATCATCGCCTGACGGCGGGGGTGTGTCCCCAAATGCGTCAATCGTATTCACTGGCTTGTATTGGCTAGCGCCAGAACCGTTGACCGCTGATGGATCCGTGTCAGTGATGATGTTCATCTCGTCGAGCTTGGCTAGCTCTGACTGACGGGCAACAAGCAATTCATCGAGATCGCCGCCATTTTCCGCGACACAATCGGCAAGGGTTTTGAATCCGCTGCGAACTGCTGCCTTCTGTGCAGCAATTTCTTTTTGCGGGTCAACGTAGGAATATCCACGGAAGACCCAGCGGACGGCCTCATAACGTTCGGGCTCAGTTTCGTAAGTAGGCAGACTTAAGGCACCGCTAAGCACCGCCATCTCCAGCCAAGCGTCATAGATCGGCTGATAGAACTGCTCACGCATTAACTGCTGAATTGATCGCCAGTTGTCGCGATCCTGCAGCAAGGCCAGTCGTGATGAGCTGTAATTGCTTTGTGAATAATCGTTACTAATGGTCTCGTAACTGCATCCGACCCCAGAAGCCAGGGCTCTTAGCTGCGCTCTGAGGAATGGTTCGTACTCTCCCGTTGGCGAATCCATGTCTGGAATCGTCACCGTTTCGCCTGGCTGCAAATATTTGAACTGCCCAGGCTCAAAGCCTGAAACACGCTCGCCGTCATAAACCTCACCGCCTGGATCCAGCTCACCTTCTGGTGATTGGATGAATCCCATCAATGCAGAACTGGCGCGAGCACGCACAACGCTTGCTTGTTCCCACCCATCTAGGTGGTGCATCCGCTGCATTCCGCTTGCAAGCCAAGGCACCCCACGGGTTTGACCAGGCCGGCCCGATGCACGGTCAAACAAATGAACGACATCTTTGGCCGGGACAATGATGTGCCGGCGTTCTTTTGCCTGCGTTGGAAATGCAGTATCCCCAGGGTGACGGCTTAAAAACGCATAGTTCAGGGCTCGCCCAAAACGATCAATTTCAATTCCCATCCGCCACACAGACCCAGCTGTGCGAGCAGGACTTTGATAATCCTCGTCTAGTTGATCAGCCTCAAGAACTTCAAGGGCAAAGTTGACCTTGCTACGGCCAAACTTTTGACGAACGATGCGAATGAAAACTTCGCCGCTTTCGCACATTGACGAAACGGAAAGCTTTTCAATATCAGCAAAACACAGCTGCCCTGCTGTGTTGCAACTATCTTTGCGGCCCCAATCAGACCACGCCTTTTCAATTTGTTCGTTGATCCTTGTATCTAGCTTGCCGCCACGTTGTCTTTTAATTTGCGCTTGCAATCTGACGCCAGTGCCAACAACAGAATTGCGAACAACGCGAACAGTTGACTTGGCGTAATCGTTATCTCGAACAAGCTGACGCGATCGAGACCGCAGACGCTTAAGGCTGCCTTTTATCTCTTGGTCGGCAGAAGTTACAGAAGTGACCCAATCACTTGTAAGACGGCTTGCTTGCGCACCACCAAACATGCGAGCCCTAGGCCGCGGCATTGGCCCAGGATTTGAGCGCCACAATTCACGCCATGCAGATCGAACGCCCATGTCAGAACCTCACGTAAAGGGAATGTGGATCGCCCAAACCGTTTGCAATCATTGCGGCCTTGCGCTCTCGAACAACAATAGCTTTAAGTTGACTTTCGCGAACTCTTAATTCAGCAAGATCAATCCGCTTGAACGTGCGATTGCCAATTGAGTATTCAGCAGCCTTATCACTAATGATTGCGCGGATCGCTGTTGTAACTGCATCCAGATCTTGCTCAGCCTGAGTGCGACCATCGAACGCCCCAGGCTGCCCGGTATAGGCAAGGCTTGCAAAGACCTCTAGCCGCCCGCTGCCAAGCGTAAACTTTTCTGAGCCCTTAGATGCCTCAGCATAAAAAAACCATTGGCCGGAATCAAAACCAGAGCTATCAGTCGCGTTAATACTGAACTCCCATCCTGTGCCATAAGACGTTCCGGTGACCGTGTGGCCTTCGTGGTTGGTGTTTGTTCTTAGGTAGTAAACAAGAGAATAATTTCCAGTGCCACTTGTGATGCTTTCGTTTAACGGGCCAACAGCTGCATCGTCCCGCCACTTGACCGTAGTCCCTGCATAAATTTGTTTTGGGATGTTCACGTCACCAAGTGTTCACGAACGACTTCACCGGCTTTGCCGGCTTATTGCTTGATTTTAGCGGTCTCTTGTCCCCTGATTCCAGTTTCTCGCGTAAGTTTTCCCACATCGTCAACTTAGGCAAGCGCCTGGAATACAACAACATGGCGGCATAGGCATAAACGAAACAGTCGAGCGCCTCGTTTCTTGCTGATGCTTTCTTGACGTATTCCCTGATCGGAAAGCCTCTGTGAAAACGCAACCGCATTTTCTCGCTTGTTAGCTGCTGGAAATACTCATGATCAGCAGCCAAGCCAAAGTTAATACTGCCTAAGCCTTCTTTGTGCCGCATACGGCCAAACAACGTGGTCTTGATCGTGTCAGTGCCAAGCATGTATAAAGTCACGCCCTTTTTGACAATGCGGCCGCGCCAATTCACATCAACCTTGCTGCCCTTACCTAGCGCCGCGCTGTTGCGCTTACTGCTTCCTTTAATTGGCACGACACCTTGCCGGATCCTGTCGCGCACATAGTTGTAGGTCTCATGCGTGCAGTGGCCGCCTGAGTCAATCGCCATTTGAGCAATCATCAGATGCTTGCCACCTTCTGTGTCCCATTCAGTTTTAAGAACTTGATCTAACTGGCCCCAAACCTCAACAGACGTAGGGTCGCCCATCAACTTTTGATGCCAGATCAGCCAAGCCGTTTCACCTGCGCCCCATCCCCACACCGACACTTCAAGCCGGTCATCCTGAACGTCACAGCCAGCCGTCAACAACACAACCCCTTCAGGACAAGTGCCCGGCTTGTATTGCAGACGCTTTGCCATCAAGCCATCAGCGTTGACCTGTGCCGCAAAGTCCTCACTAAACGTTTCTGCCAGCCTCGTATTGACAAAGGTTCGCAACGCTGCCGGGTCAGTCTTAGCCCGCAAGAAATCCTCAGCAAGCTGACTCCAGCTAGCCCAGCCAAGCGGGCTATACAAGCCATTTAGCTGGAAGCCTGCCGTCTTCCCATCAAACGGTGCATGATTCCGCCACTCTCCTTGCGGCAAGAATCGCGTCTTGTGGTGCTCCTCGAAACGCTCCTTGCAATGCTCACACTCATATTTCGCCGTCTCAGGTTTGCCCTTCTCCCATTTCAATCTTGGCCACTGCAGATGTTGAAACTCTCCACAGGCTGGACAAGGCACGTAGTAATAACGCCGATCCGAATTGAGAAACTCAGTCTCAATACGGCTGAAGTCTTTGACGGTCGGCGTTGATGTCAGCAAGATCTTGCGCCGTGCAAATGTCGTCGTCCTTCTCTCCGCAAGGCTCACAGGATCACCCTCACCCTGTATCTCCTGCATCGCGTCGATCTCATCCATAAACAAGAATCGACAAGGCGCAGACCTAAGACCAGTCGCAGAATTGGCACCCGTCAGCAACATGATGCCTCCGGGAAATTCTTTAGCGAACATCGTGTTGCCGCTATCTCTTGACCTGGCTGGTGCAATCTTCCGAGCCAACCTTGGCGTGTCTTGGATCATGCTTTCCAGCCTCTGCTTTGACAGACGCTTTGCCATCTCAATCGTTGGCTGTACGCACAACATCGGCCCCGGTGCATGGTCGATCACATAGCCCAAGAAGTTGCTGCCCGCTTCAGTCTTCCCAGACTGTGCGCTGAACATCATCACCACACGCTGCACAGGGTGATCGCTCGACAGACAATCCATCGGCTCGCGTAAATACGGCGTTCGATCCGTACGCCACAACCCAGGCTCAGCACTCGCCTTGCTGCTCAGCCTTCGATACTTATCAGACCATTCAGAAACAGTCAGTGGCTGCTCAGGTCGCAGCCCTTCCAAAAAACCTTCGCGGTACGGATTAAGCATCACACAGCTCGATCAAACATTGCCTGTGCTCCTGCACCAACATCTGATGGATGCGTGACGGATCACTCTCCCCAGCCAGCTCGTTGCTCAACCGATCAGCAAGGTTTGCCAATGACTCGCGCACCGCTCGCGCCATCGCAAAGCTCTCTTTCTTTACTTGTGCGGCTGGCACTAAATCTTGCAACTGCTGCTCTGTACTAATCCTCGCCAGCTCCGCGTTGTAGTGCTCTTTCCTTGCGCGGCTTGTGTAAAAGTCCGGGACCTCTTCCTCTGGCGTCCTAATAACCTCAGCAACTCTCACCGGATCTAACTGGCGTGGAGCCATCGTTGCAGTCCATATTTTGCTGGCTTTGTCCAGATCCATCGCCTTTTTCTTGCCTCCGTTGTCAACCAAAGCATCGTCCAATCTCCCGTCCTTGATTGCCTTATAAACCGCTTGGCGACTGACTCCTGTCACCTTCGCAAAGGTGGCCGGGCTAACCATTTCACTCACTTGGTTGTCACTTCGTTGTCAAAATCCTAGCTTGGTTGACAATTGGTTGACAAATTCCACGCTAAGTAAAAAACGAGCCTTCGGATGACC